TCTCAGCCTCTAACTCTGCTAGAGCAGCGCACGCCACCTGTGTGCGAAGAAAGCTGTAGTTCTCCATGTATTTGGTTGCTAAGACCATCAACTCTTGGTCGTCTACAACTGTAATATCTTTTGGAAATGGGGGCGAATCAATATCTAAGTTACGACGCACAGGTAACCCTTGTGCTTCAAGGACCTTCATTACCTCATCGCTTATGCCAGTTGCTATGATCTTAATCATTTACATATCCTTTACAGTTAGCACATTCATCGGAAGATAGATTACACACTGGAGGCTTTTTATCTCGAACCGCATCGCAGATCATCTTAGCTGCATCAAATAGTTCAGTAATTCCAAAATCGCTCTTGTGAACTACAAACTCTTTTGCTTCTTGATTAGCTTTGCATTCATAAATAAGAACAGCCTCTTGCGGTACGTCTTCATACCCAAGGAGTTCGGCTAGCTTCATATAAATTTGAACTTGTGTTATATGTTTTTGAAACGGTGCTTTTAACGCTCTCCATGCTTTTTCAATGTCGTTATCGTTTTCAATTAGTAACTCAGGAGCTTCCCACCTAAGGGTGCCTACACCTACTGATTTAATCTCAAGCATTAATGAATTGCCAAGGCCTACTAGCCAACCATCTGAGTGCCCACTAATACGTAATGGTTCATAAAACAAAGGAACTTCGCGGTATTCAAGTGGCCCGTCGTGACAGTCAGAACCGCCCCAGAACATCTCTTCGCACTCAACGCAATACCACTTACCGTACAGTACGTTCATCTGCTGGAACCAGCGTTGCCACTTTGCATGGATAAAGTGGCCTTCTTCAAACACTGATAGAAGGCGCATACTCATTTTTCTATTAGCCTGTGGTGATTGACCTAATAGTTGAAAGTAAGACGCACGGTAACACCAGTTACCACTTGCCATCTCAGATGGGTGTAGAACGTCTGTTCTACGTGATCCATCTCTAGGCTTAGACAATAGAAACCGCTCTACTGAACCAAGAACACGCGTATCTTTTTTACCCACTTCAATGAACCTCTTTAATGTGCCACTTGGTTTGTATTTCATACGTAGAACCTATCACGATTTTTTAGTTTCTACCCAATCTTTAAATGAAATTCCTGCTTTAGTTGCTTTACGCTTTAACGAATTGCGTTCACGGTGGCTCATACCGCCCCAGATACCGTGCTGCTCTTCCATTTTATCTGCGTACAGTAAACATTCTTTACGCACAGGGCATTCTGGTAATCCGTCTTTACCGTAACAGACGGCTTTAGATACTTGAGCTATGGTTTGATATTTGTTTTTATCTCTTGGGGGATACCAGAGTTCGGTGTCCATCCCTCTACATTTGGCTTTGTGTCGCCAGCTTTCATTGTGTCCAAGGTCTGATTCGTACAAGTATGCTCCTGAAGAGTAGAGCGAAGCTCTAGAAAATCATCTTCAGTTAACATTACGTAGTTCTCGTTGTTAAGGCTGAAACCGAGGATAGGCATCCGACTGTCAAGAATTGCTTCTTCAACAATCTTTTCCAAAACCGTCGCTTTGACGGTAAAAGAAGCTTTGCCCGTCCATTTATGCTCTATGAGCAAATCAATAGAACGCACATCGCCTTTCCGACTCCAGAAAGCTCCGCTTCCAGCGCTACGCTGTCCGCCAACTTTCTTTGCAAGTCGGTCCTCATGCTTCTTAGACTCTCGCTGGCCCTTACTCTTCATAAGCGAACTTAGACCCAGCTTTAATTGAGTCCAGCACGTCCCGTTCAAGGGCCTCTTTCAAGTCAATCTCTTCCCGTATTGAGGCAAGCATAGCATCTGCACCCTGCCATTGTCGATCCCCGTATCGGTAGTAAGCCCCAGCACGGACAATAACCTTGTTTAACTTACCAATAGCGATTAATTCTTTACCAAAATCAAGTTCTCCAGCAGGTATTTCCCCGCCCTCAGCAAAGTAAAAATCAAAAGAAGCCACACGTGATGGTGGGGCGGACTTATTCTTTAATACTCTAGCTTTAATTGTTTGACCAACACGACGCTTGTCTTCACCTGTTCCAGCCTCAATCCACTCATCTCTACGTACATCTACACGGGTAAAATAACTGTAGTTCTTACCCTTACCGCCTGGGGTAGTGCGGGGGTCTCCAAACTGAACACCAACTTTGTCACGCCATTGGTTAATAATAATTCCAATGAAAGGACGTTCAAACTCTGTAAGGCTGCGTTTAGACGCTAAACCTACTTTGCGAAAAAACTTATTAGTGAGAAGGGCTCCGCGTCCTATAGTGTGCTCATCCATGTCTTTATCGTCTTCTGCGCTAGGAACTAATGCTGGAAGTGAATCAACTACAATACAATCAATTGCTTTGCTCTCTACAACCTGTATAACCGCCTCGTACGCCTCTTCCATAAGGTTTGTAGATACTACGTACACGCGAGAAGTATCAACGCCGCACATTTCTGCGTATTTTGGCACCCACTGCTCTGCTGCTACCCATACAGTTGTAAAGTCTGGATTAAGTTTTTGGTTTGCTGCAATAGTTTTTAATGCAATTGCTGTTTTACCTTGGCTCTCTTCACCAATAACTTCATGCCACTGGTTAATTGGCCACCCACCACCTAGCGCTACGTCTAAAGAAATAGAGCCAGTAGTTATATAACCCATAACATCATCTCTAATGTCAGACCCTAAAACAATTGTGCCTAGGCCCATTTTTTTATTAATTGAGCTAAATACTTTTGCTAACTCACCTGTAATTGCCATTAAATATGTCCAATGATTGTCTGTGGATTAAAACCGCCTGCTTGTACTTGCTTTGATGGTTGAGCTGGCCCTGAAGCCTGTGGCCCACTTGTTATGCCTCTGCCCATACCTGAACCACTTTGTGTGATTGGGTACCCGCAATCATAACAACGTTTACGAGACTCTGGTGTAGCCCCTGCGTAGTTGCCGCTACCGCATCCTGGGCATCGATCCGCCATAGGAACTGCAGGAGTGGCTACTGGGTATGAAGGCTGTTGGCGTTGGTATGGCACCTGCTGTTGCGGAACGTAAGTAGGCTGTATACCTTGTTGTTGAGGTGCAGGTTGAACACCAAGTTTTTTTGCAAACCAATCGGCGTTACTCATTATCTAGGTCCATATCTATATCTACTCTTCCTGAACTTATTGCAGCGGTTTCTAGTATACCAAGGCTAAGCCCAATAGATAAAGCGCCAATTAAAGACGACATAGAAATTGCTTTATATATAACAGACGACGCTTCTATTTCTTCTTCAGACATTTCATTATTAGTTTTAGATTCTTGTAAAGCAAGCATAGTAGACACACTCATATCAGAAATAGAATCAATAAAGGGCATTAACTCAAGAATACCGCTAAGGCGTAGATCGCTATCTTCTTTTTCTTTAACGTCGCCCTCTTCACTAACTCTATTTAAACCAACGCCCTCCGCTAAAGAGTTTGCAGGAGCTAGTCCTGTGTCGTATAAGTACCAACGAAGCATAGTTGATAACGGAATCTCTGTAGACACGACCTCAAACTTTTTCTTTTTTTTGTTATACCACGCCATGTTCAACCCATTTCTTTTCTATTTGTTTAATCATTTTGCCTCTCCCCACTTGGTAACTACTTTAATATCTGCCACCAAAGGAATGGGTAGGATTTTAATCTCTTCCATAGCCTCACGGATAGCGCTGATTGTTTGATCTACCAGATGGTCTGGGGTTAACGTCACAAGTTCATCGTGCACTGTAAGGATCAATTTAGCACCTTCTGGGATCATCTGATGAGCACGCACCATAGCAACTTTAATAATGTCAGCGGCCGAGCCTTGGATTCTTGTGTTAAACGCTTGACGCTCAGAGCTAGACCTAAAGCTGTGGACTTTAGACGAGATATCAGGGAGATAGCGCCTACGCTTTAAAATTGTAGTGACGTACCCTTTATTACGAGATAGGCCGATAACCTTAGCGCGATAGGTGCTAACAGCCGCAAATTTATCAGAGAAGTCAGTCAAAAGCTTTTTTGCCTCATTGACCGAGCACCCAATAGAACGTGCGATTTTGTCAGGGCCTACGCCGTAAGCCATAGCAAGCACAAGAACTTTACCTGCTTTACGGTCTACCCCCATCGTATCTCCTACCGTAGTGTAAATATCCCCACCATCTAGATAGTTTTTCATCATAATTGGGTCTTCTGACATTGCCGCAATTACGCGAGGCTCAATCTGTGAGTAGTCGGCTACTACCAATTTGTACCCTTCAGGGGCTGTAAATAAATTACGGATAGAGCGCCCGTGCGCAGTGTGCGGAGCAGGTACATTTTGAAGGTTAGGGTTACGGCTAGAAAAACGACCAGTCTCTGCCCCCCATTGAACAAAGTCACCGTAGATGCGGCTATTAACTAACATAGACTCTCGGGTTTCAACTTTTGATTTACCGCCCACGGTTTTAGTTACCTCACCGCCTAAATACGGAATTACGTACGTACTCATCAACTTATTTAAATCTGAATAAGTTAAAAGGGCGTTTACCAACTCATCTTTTTCTCGATAAGGTTCTAACGCCTCAGCAGATACGGAATAGTCTTTGTAGTCAAGTTCAGTCTCTGCTTTTTGTAACCCTTTACCAGTAAGGAGTTGTGGCCGTAACCCTCGACAACCTTCGTCGCGAGGCCCGTATAAAATGTATTGTTTTTCATTATTTGAATTAATATTAAACGGCTGACCAGCAATGCGATAAATATTAGATCTAACCTCTTCGATCTCAAGCACTAGCTTGTCATGAAGAATCTGTAATTCATTTGTATCAATGGGTGCGCCAGTCAATTTCATATCGCAAAGCACACGAAGAACATCCATCTCCAACTTCATAACGCCTTCAACATCAGCAGCCGCCAACTTTGGAGCAATAGACTTCCAAAGAATAAACGTGTATTTAGCGTCTAAGTAAGAGTATTTAGCTACCTCGCTAAACGAATAAAGCTCAACTTGATGGCCAATGCCCTTTTCCATGCTGTAGCCCAGCTCTCGCTGTAAGCAATCGTCTAAACCTAACTTGCCTTTGTTCTTGTTATCATATAAAAAAGAAGCCATTAACGTATCAAAATAAGGCCCTGGAGGCACACTACCTCCGTAGTACTTTGCTACAGAACTAAGATCAAATACTAAGTTGTGGCCTATAGTTAATATGCTGTCGTTAAACATTAAAGGCTTAATTGCTTTAAATACTTCTGCTGGGAACAACTGTGTAGGGGCCTCATCAAACACTTTGATTGCTTTTTTCTTATCACGAGAGTAGTCCAACTCTCGGGCAGGTAGCCCAGCAGCCACTCGTTTTTCACCTTGTCCAGTTAACGGAAAAGATTCAGAAACAAACTCCCCGTGCGGGTGCCCCATAGGAATTACATCGCCTCTGCCATGAGTAGCAAAGCTAATCCAAAGAACTTCGTTCACAGCAGGAGTGCCGCGATGATCTCCAACGGTCTCCACGTCAAATGCAAACGAGTCTTGCTTAAGATAATAATTAACCATCTCGTTTAACTGTTCTTTTGTTGTAATAATATTCAAGTTGCACCCCTTATAAAGCCGAAAGGCTAGAGCCAGGGGATATAGGCCCTAGCCTTTCAGCGACCTATTTATTAAAGAAGTGAAGAAGCAACCGCTTCTAGTTCTTCCCAAGTTGGCTCCTTAATAGCGGAGCGTTCAAACGGCACCATTGCAGCAATTGCTTTTTCAATTGCTTCTTCATCTGTAATGCCCCAGTCCTCAGCGAGGTCACGTGGCTTAACTGGATTAATATGGTACACAGTTGATTGCATCTTGCCTGTACGACTAATCGCCCAGTAGTTCTTTGTTAAAGGGCCTGCTGGTGAGAAGTGCGCGGCATGCAGTGATTTGTACAAACGTGGACTTGCAATAAGCATTTGACGCTGCGGACCACCAGGTGCGCTGAGGTTAGCAATTGTAAATGCTTTTTTATCTTCAGGCTTACTTCCAATCTTTACACACAACGGGTCATTAGCACCTAGTGAAACGAATGAACGCTTACCTGATGTAATTTGCGACAAGAAGTGCTGCTTGTAGATAGCGAACGGGCCATCTTGATCAAGGAACTTAATTACTTGAAAGTCACCATCGCTGAATTTAAATTCAACTGGATAACCGCCTGCTGGTGCAGATGCTTTATCTGCGGCTTCCCAACCAGATTGAATTACTGAGCTTGTGCTCTGGGCTGGTCGGTCTTCAATTGCTGTGTTAGAAAACTCGTCGTTCTCTGCTACGTACTCATCTGTTCTGTTTACTGCCATTTGTTTATCATCCTTTTATTTTAGTTTGGTTTAGTTTCGTTTGCTCGGATGTTATTCCAAGCCTCGGCTATCTCATTACTGAGTTGTCGGTGTGCAGACCATTCTATACGTTTTATGTTTAGAAGTCCAGCCGAATCAAACAACCGAATTACTGCTTCCACCATAGCCCTAGAGTAAAGTCTGCGGCCTTGATGGTCATCCCCCTTAGAGTCCTTCTTAGCGGGAAGTCTATATGGTGAGGCAGGTAAGTACCCCTCTTTTATCCAGGTACGGATAGTAATAACTGGGCGGCCTAGGGCCGCAGCCAGTGGCCCAATAGTAAACATCTCTACCTCATTGCCGTTAGGCAATGTTTTTTTATAAGGCTTGCTATCCCAATGTAAATCTAGTTTTACTTCTGGAGCCTTCTCTACCAACGGCTTTCTTTTACGTTTGCTGTTAGGGTAATAAGAATCCAGATCTTCAAATAACTTGTCTATCTCATCTGACATTATTTATCCAATAAAAATGCGTACGATACTTTAGAGGGGAACATAGCGTCAATATCTTCTTCTGTTAGATAATTTTCATAAAACGCAGACATAATAGCTCCCTCATCAATAGTAGGAACCATCTTTATGCAAGTATCTTTGATGCCCTTTTTAGTAAGAATTTCTTCTGCAACATCCATATCAAGTGATTTAGAAACACGACGTTGACGTGTAAGAGTTACATCTCCTGTAACTTCATCAGTGATTGTAAGTATGCGATGGCCTCTATCATCGGCCTCTACTGCGTCTACAACTGCAACAAGTCGTTGTTTAATTTCTGTTTGGCGTTTGGTAATTAAATCAAGTTCATCTTTAAGCATAAGATATTGACGAACAGTATTTTTAAGTTCTTGGTCTTCCATGTTATCCCCTTTAACTAGAAGAATAACTTAATGCTTTAAAGGTTAGCTGTCAACCTCAGCAATATAAGCCGCTAGTGCTTTAATAATAACACTAGTGACTGTAACCCCTTCTTTAGCAGCTTTTTTTTGAACAGCAAGCCATAGGTCATCAGGTACGCGGATAGTACGCGTAGGGGTCTTAGGTGCGTTAGGCATTGAACAATTATACCTTCTCTGTGTAGGTTGTTGGGTGTAAATGCTTTAAATTATAGCTGATGCTAAAAACTGTTTAAGGCCCCCAACACTTAAAGGCACTCCGCCGTCTTTATCTAAGCCTTCACCATCAAGAATAGCGTCAGCTACTGAGCTTTTTTGTTGTAAAGACTCATATTGGCGGATCTCAATAGACCCCTCAACTAACAGGTCTTGAATAACAATAGACGGCCAAACGGACGATGCTCTTTTTATACGTCCGTTTCTTTGAACCGCGGCTCCTGATGACCATGGTAAGTCGTAGTTGACGAGGAGGTTAGCCGCAGGTAAATCCACACCGTAACCGCCAGCATCTGAAGAAATAAGCACCCGAATACTAGGATCAGTGTTAAAAGCAATTTTATTCTCCTCTTTAGTTTTGGCATCTAATTTTCCTGAGTATAAACGACACTGATCAGGGCCAAGCGCCTCAGCAATTTTGTCAAGCATATCTACGTAGGTAGCAAAAATAACTACTTTATTTGCGCCGTCCTGTTCAAGAAACTCTTTAACATATTGAATAAGGTAATCTAACTTAGGAGAGTTAGTAACGCCGTCTATGGCGCCAGAGTTATTTAAGTCGTTTGCGTAAGAAGATCCCTCACCCATTTGCAGGTTAAACTTAGATGCGCTGGTGCGAAGAAGATCAGGGTGGGAGCAGAGCATCTTTAATGCCCCAATCTTAGACATAATCTTGCCGCGCATTTCGTCTTCAGGCCCACCACGCTGAGAAGAGTATCCGTAATGAGATAGAACATTGAATGAAGAGCCGAATAAAGCTTGAGCTTCATCTAAATCAAATAGTAAGTCGTCAACAATTCGAGAATATAGTTTGGAGCACTTACGATCAAAATTAATTTTAATAGGGTCGTTGTGAATAGTGTCTGGCAAGTAAGGTGCAACATCTGGATCTTTTTGAGCTTTACGAACAGAAGCTTCTTTCATCTTTGTGTGAAGAGTATCTAAATTTCTATAATATTGAGGAGCGCCCCAAGAGTTTCTAACAATAAAAGCAGAATCAAATATGTCAAAGCGCCCAAGAACACTCGCATCTACAAACTGCATAATTGAGTAAAGCTCTTCTGGTTTGCCATTTTCTATAGGCGTACCCGTTAAAGCAAATCTAAAGGGAGCATTAACTAATTTCTTTACTGCTTTGGATCGTTTTGATTTAAAAGATTTGATAGCGGTTGCTTCGTCGAGCACGACAAATCCTCGCGGGAGATGTCGTACTTGGTCCCAGTCGTTAACAATTTGCTCATAGTTAAGCACAATGTAATCAACCCCGCTAGTCCGCCAGTCCATAGCTTCGGCGTACTGTTCTTTTCTTTTCTTTGGCGTTCCGTCAATGACCAAAGCTTTAGAAGTTCCATCTGTAAATTTCTCAATCTGATTAGCCCACTGATATTTCAATGAAGATAAACAGATTATAAGGCCTGGTTCTTTAATTTTGCCCTCATCCATGAGCCGCTCTAGGGCAGCAATGGTAAGCACTGTCTTTCCCAGCCCGAGGTCGTAAGCAACAAGCATGCGAGCACGTTCGCACATAAGGTTTACGGCCTCGGGCTGGTAAGGCAGTAGTGTCCCAGTAAAGGTCATTCTTCTCGTCTCCAGTGGATAAAGGACTTAATATAAACAGCAGCGTACGCTATAGCAGAAACAATAAATCCGTATTGCTTTGTAGTAACCGCGTAAACAATCCAAATAGCCTCATTAACAAGGAGCACTAACCACCCCCACACAGTTTTTCTGCCTACAAAGAAAATACCAGTTACACCAATAACGGCAAGTAACCAAGACCAATATTGCGTCATACAAACTGCCTCATACGAGCTTGTAACAAAGACATAAGGTTTTCAATAGAACCGTTGTTTATAAAAATCTGGTCAACTTTGTAGCCGTCCATAGCAGTCTCAGAGACGTGTTCGTTAACAGCGCCGATGCCAAGACGTTTAATGCGCCAAATTTGACCACCTAAATTTTTAATAGCATCTGCTTCATTTGGAAACCTAACATCAGTAATAACTACCTTGTCACCAGCAGATAGTCCAGCTAAACCTTGATCTACCCAAAACTGGTCGTTAAATACATGACGGGCCCCAACGCCTAAAGTTTGAAGAAGATTTCTAAGTTCTGGAAACTCTACTTTAGCTTTGTCCCAGCCATACGCATCAACAACACTTTTAACCCTATATTCATCTTTTACTAAAGGGTTTGTTTCATACAACAACTTACGTATAGGGTCAGCAAAAGATCTGTTCTCATATTTGTGAAGGCCAATAAGCATCCCAGCCAAAGTATCTTTGCCTGATTGCGCGTACCCTGAAAGACCAATAATCATTTTGCTACTCCTCGTAACTGATGACGTGCGGTAGATAAACCAGTCAAAGCCTCTGACCTACTCATGCCGCCTACATCTTTTAAATCAATACCGCTGTAATTGAATAACCAGCACTCTACACCCATTTGCTTACACAGCTCTAGTAAGGCTTGAGATGACGCTTTTCCAGCGTCATCGTTATCCATAGCAAAAATGATTCTATCGGCGCCACGTATTAGATTGAATTGGGCGGCAGACACTATGGCCCCATAGGTCGCAACTGCGCCTTCAATACCGATAGAACTAAGCCTAACAACATCCAGCGGGGACTCAACAACAATCATATCTCCGCCTTTGTAATGCTCATATCCAAATAAACTACCGCTCTTTTTTACTTTTACAGGTCTATTATTAAAATAACGGTGAGAAAACCCTTTTTCTTGCCATCCTAATAGAGTACCTGTTAAGGGCTCTCTAATAGGAATAACCCAGTTACCAGCGCGCTCATCCCATAAAAGCCCGTACTTAGCAGCGCTCTCTGCAGATAACCCACGAACCTCAAGCGCATACTCTGGAACCTGTATGTAAGCGGATAGCATCGACTCAGTAACAACTGTTACATCCTCAATAGGTTTGCGCTTAATAGCGTTTGTTAATCTACTAAAGCGAGCAGTAAGACTAGCGGCAGAACCTAACCAATCCCCGACCTTTGCGTACTCAATATCTTGTATATAACTAACTAATGAGTACAGGTTCCCCTTCCAACCGCAGGAGAAGCAAATAAAAGCGCCTGAGTCAGAGTTAATCCACCAAGAAGGGTTATGGTCTATATGGCCTGTACGCTGCTCGTGCGCGGCACAGTAACCGTTAATCTCATCCCCGCGAGTATCTAATACCTCAATGCCAAGGCGAGCAAGTGTGTCTTGCATCTCATCAATTGTCATATTTGTATTTATTCCTACAAGTTAAACAAACTTTTTCTAAATTGGCGTAGACCGTAATAGTTTTACATTCAATTGACCAGTTGCCACATTCACTACAATAACCTTTGTTATCTTGAACTTTACTCATAGGTCATCATCGCTAATCTCGCGAAAATGCCCTGTGTTCCAATCCCACATCAGAGATACTTCGCTAAGGCCACCATTACGGCTAGCAACAACACGAAGTAATCGGGTGTCATCTACGTTTTCATCTTCTCGTTGTAGACCAAAGATAACGTCTGCGTCTTGGTGGAATGAGGATGAGTAACCAATTGAGTCTGCGGTTACCTGCCCCTTTTTCATCTTCCAAGTAAGAGCTTGGGTAGAGATAACAATAGGCTTGTTAATCTTTTGAGCTAAACGTTTTAATGAACGAGTAATATTGGTAATTGCCTGCGGGGTGTTTGACTCACCAGTTTGCTCATCAATCATCAAGTAAGTGCCGTCAATAAATACAATATCTGGGTTCTTGCTCTGTACCTTACTTGTTACAGCCCCGACTGTTTGACCGCCAGAAGAATCTACAAACCAAAAACGATCTCGCATAGATTCAATACCCTCAACAACTCTAAAATAACGAGTCTCCTCATCTGGGGCTAATGTTCCTGTCATAAGGCGGCGATGAGATATCCGAGCGCGCATCGCATAGTACCGAGACTTCTGTTCAGCGTTGCTCATCTCAAATGACATGAACATTGGAACTTTGCCATTTAGGTGCGCATTCAAAGCAATTTGTAGCGCCAAAGTTGATTTACCAGTCTTTGGTGGAGCCACAATAACAATTAACTGGCCGCCTTGTAAGCCAGAAGTTGCCTCATCCATAGTAGGAAACCCTGTAGCCATCCCAAGTAACCCTGGGTTTGCTTTGCGAAACTCGTACTCTTCTTTGGCGTGCTTAGCAGCATCTGTAATTTCTAAATCATTAGATTTAGTAAGGCCCTCTTCTTCTAACCTAATTAACCCGCGCTCCATAGAAATAATAGCGCCTTCATGGTCTTGGTTTTTTTCAATAGAAGATAAAACCTCATCAATGGTTTTAATGACAGAGGCTTTACGACGACTTTCAACAGCCCTATCAATTAAGTAATCAATACGATCTTGTATACCTAATGTTTGATAAGTTGGAAAGTTTTCAAGTATAACGTCGAGACTTGGGCACTCTTGATAATTGGTGTAGTGGGCGTGTAAAAAACGAAACATCTTCTTATCGTTTACATCAGCAAACCAGTGCTCGTTTACATTGCGCTCTAGTGCAACGCCTATGTTTCTATCTTCAACTATCTTACTAATTAATCTTGCGTCGTTGTTCATAAGCTATTGAAGTCCAATCCCCAGTGTCCATATCGTAGCAAACGAGTTGGTAAATCTAACACGCCTATAACTTCAGGTCTATACGGAAGTTCAACAACTAACTGTTCAAACCTATCGTATGTAGTGCAATATCTAAATGGGTTAGTGCCCATCTTGTCAAGCACAAGCATGACCTCGTTTAGTTCTTCTTCAGATAAATCAAATGAAACAAGCTCAAGAGTTACCCCGCGCCTGTTAGTTAATAAAAACAAATAACTTAATATTTCCCGTCTAGTACTTTTATTAACGGTAACAACTGGAAAAACTTTAAATTTCTTTTTTACAATTCGCTCTACATTTAAGAATACGTCGGCTACTACTATTATTCTTTGCGGGAGCTCATTACTGATATCCCCTTTAAGCATTAGTAAACCTCTATTTTTCCAAACTTAATTACAAAGTCGCGAAACTCATCGTTTGATCCTTTTGCTTTTAAAGCATCTTCTTTTGTAGCACGACTTGATATCTCTAACGGATAGCTTCCTTTATTCTTATCAATTCTAGTCTGTACAAATTTTGTGTGCTTGCAAGACTTGCGAGCGTTGTATCCAGGGCAAGTACATTTTAAAGCGCCAACATCATTAGCGCTTACTTCAAAGATCCCAGGGCCTGGTGTTTGAGATTGGCTTAAAAATACCTGTACTAAACGATTAGTTGGTTGACTCACGTTTTGCTCCCTCATCGTCGTAAGTCCCCACGCTTAGAGGTGATGGGGAGGTAGCCAAAAGCTTCGTTGGCAAAACTCTCTGTAGCGTCACCGTATAGACCTGCCCAATCTTCTAACTCAATGTTAGTGGTAACAATAGTAGGCAATCCGTTGTTGAATCTGGTACGTAAAACATGATGTAACATATTTTTTTGCCACCCGCTTAAACTAGCATGTTCTTTGCCAACATCGTCTATAACAAGAATTCTGATGTTATAGGCGTCATTTCGGCATTCCCCAAGCATTCCTGAGTAAACCACCTCTTGGTCGTCAGTTGGGCCGTCCATCATAGCCCCCTTTAAATCTAAGATGGCGTTGAACGTTGCAAAATAACAAGGGCGAATTAAAGGTCCGTTATCTTTAACATCAAACGCATCAAGAGGGAATTTAGCCATTACCTCTTGTATAACTGATAAAGCTAAAGTGGTTTTACCGTGCCCTGGCGTGCCCCAAAACATAAGTCCTTTACCGCACCCGTTTGAGCCAACAGCTCTAATTACTTTTTTATTCTTAACGGCGTCTAGCCATTTTCTAATCATGGTGAGATCTTCATCGTTAACCTCAGTGCAGTCTTCTAAAGTCCAACCAAGACGTGCGGTTGGTACGTTAGCCATTTGAACCCATGAACGACGGCGAATTTTTAACTCATCAAGTTTAAACATTATCCATCCATTCCAAAGAACGCTTGGCTTTCTCTTTAATAACTTCAATCTCTTCGGCAGTAACCTTAGAACGCTGAACCTCGGTAAGCAAGTTATGGAACTGAACAATAAAACGTTTCCAAACAATCTCAGGATCTATGAGCTGTGTTTCGTGCTTGATCTGGCTAAAAAATAACTTCATCATCTCCAGCTCGATAGAGCCATCGGTGTTGAACTCTTTACGTTTAGCATCAAGGGCATACCTAAAACGGCTACGGGTCACTTGCCAAGGCTTAATGTGCCACAGGCTGTGCATCTGCTCGGCAAACTCAAATGCGGAATCTGTGGAAGACCAACTAACCGCGTTAGATTGACTGCGCTTAATCATCCTCTGCTGACGTCTAGCCTCATGTGCTCCTACTTTTTCAGTATGCTGCTTTTCGCGAAACTTACGTTGCGCCTCTAAGCGCTCATCCTCATCGTAGTAATACTCACTCATGTGTGCCTCCCGCGAACCCTGTTCGCTATTCGGTTTACTTATATATGAATAAGCTATATTGGGTATATAGCTATTCTGCTCAGATTGCTGTACGTATGCCCTGCTGTATGCCCTGACTGTATGCCCTAGCAATTCATCACCTAATTCGGTTATGTTGATGCTTTTGATTGGGCTGCCATTTGCGAGCTTTATGTTAATTGTCTCAATTGCCCCGATATTACGTAGGTAAGTTATGGCAGCTTGAACCTTATCTCTACCAATCCCAAGGGCCTTAGAAAGTGGCTCAGCGCCTCTATCACGGGTTCGTCTAGCCATTTCCTGTAACACCTCTAGGGGTAAGCCTGTAATCACGCCTCAGGGCCCTTTAAGGGTTTATTTGGGGTATCCGCCATAGCTTCTACTAAGGCTTGAGCAAAGATTTGGGCTATGGCTTGAATCCCGTAATAGAGATTCTCCATAATCTCCTCTTCGGCCTCATCAACCTCTTCCTCTTCAAAGAGGTCTTCTTCTTCATCCTCTTCCTCATCATCAACCTGCTCAGATTCTACCTTAATAGTTTCTTGCTCAGGGATTACTGGCGCTTCCATACGGGTAACGTCTGCCGATGACATACTTTTTAATCCGTCTGTTAAGTCAAAGCACGGAATGCCATCAAGATCGGCCAGTAGGTTTACGCTGTTAGGGTCTTCATCATCCCACAATAGAAACGCAAAAGCTTTTTCTTTTTTAAAGTCATTTGCGGCATCTTTAGCTAAGCCCTCAACCATAGTTGATGTCGGTAGGCCTTCAAACTTACCTGATTTGGTATAAACAATTAACTCTTTGTTTTTATCTTTAGCCAGTTGAGCAGCAAATACCTGCCCTTGACTTGGTTTTATTTCATAAGGTAAAACAACAACACCGTCTGCGCCATGTGCGTAAAAATGATCTTCCATAAGCGCTTCTAGATTTGCACGGCTAGTTGAGCCGCTTCCTGCAACTATCACATAATATTTGTCCATGTGGCCTCCTTGGTAGGGAGGACGCACACTAGCACAGGTGTTACGTTTTTGGCTGAGATAGGTAAATTGCCACAGTAGAGCCTAGAGGCAATTTATCTTTAAACGTGCTGTTGCTAGTTCTATCTTGGATAGCAAACTTGTTTTTGTAGTAGTGGCTGCGAGAGCCATTTGCTGTGCCTTGCCATTCGTAATCTGGAATAGCTCCCCCATAACCGCTTGAGCCATCAAAGTACCAAGACACAATTGGGGTGTTTTCAAACATAGCCGAATCTAACCGAAGGGTTCTACCATTTGCCGCTTGCCAGTCAAGACTAACAACTGCATATGCGGCGGTTGTTGGCGCGACGGCGGTTATATACGGCCTATTCCAATCATTTCCAGAGGCGGTAATTGTAAAAGCACTACTAGTAGATGTACTAATTAAAACAGGAGTTGCCGCGGAGGTGTACCACTTAATGGAAACGGTAACAGACTCATTATTAGTATCTCTTTGAGCGTAGATGCTAAATGTGTATGAGGTGTCTGGATAATGAATTGGCATAAGGTGAGAGCTAGTTGAGGAGTCCCAAGACTTAACATTAACGGTACCAGACGCAGTAGCTGCAAGGTTTAAAGCATTACCAGCTAACCATACAACGCCGTCAACGTCTGCGGTGCGGGCAACGTTTGCTGGGCTGCCCGAAACCGAATACTCTATATAAGAATAGTTTGTTACTGTTCCGCCAGATAAAGCAGACTCTCCAACGGCGGTTACTGTTTGAACTCCATCAAATGAGGTGCCAACACCAGATACATATACTTTGTCGCCAACTTTAAAATCGTTTGTATATAAAGTTTCTACTCTAGCCACGCTAGAAGTTAAAGTTTTATAAAGCGTTTGCCATGAGGTAGTTTCTGGTTGTTTAGCGGCTTCATCAATTGTTACAGTAGCGGCTGACCCAGATATAACCCAAGGAGCTACTGTAGGTGAAGCGTAACTTCCACTACTTAACCCAAAACGAGGATTTAAAAGTTCATTAATTCGTGTCGCTTTTAAAGTTAAATGGAGTTGCCGAGCCTCATCAAAATCAGTTGCTGTTGCGCTAGCTTCCCATTGCGCACAATCAAAGTATTGATACTCATTACTAGCTGACCCCGCAAGGGCAGCGATAGAAATAGTAGGTACAGCATAATAAGCTGTAGCTGGGGCTGTTTTGTTAATTACTGTTGCACGGGCAGAAAACGCTCCTGTACCACTAGCGGTAGCCGATCCAGTAACTGAAGAAATAGAAGCACCAAATCGATCATACCAAGTAATACCTACAGTAACATTACGTGTAGTAGTTGAATTAACGGTATAGATGCTAAATGAATAGGCTGTGCCTGCAACAACAGGAATGCCTTTAATGATAGAGGCACTTGCCCCACAAGCTAAAGTTACAGTTCCTGCCGTCACACTTGAGTTTTTAACAGCCATAATTCCAAGTTGTTTATTTGGATATAAAACTGGAGTTGTTGGTTCATCCCAAGGGGCGGGTGACGGAGATACTTGTGGATAACTTTCAGTTGAGGCGTTCCAAGCGTTCATAGAGGTTAGGTCTGAGCCAGTTAACGAAAAGGAAACTGTAGTCGCGGTGACTGCGGTAATTGCAACTGCAGTACTTTGATTAAACAAAGGCAAAGAACTCCCAGAAACAAAAATATAATTTCCAACGTTGTATTGGTGGGTTCCTATGTCAAGGGTTGCCACGTTACTAGTCAAAGCAAATGTTTTAACGTCTTTAACTTTAAGGCAGTAGAGGTTTGCCGATCCGCTGCTTGCCCAATGGCCTACAGACTCTTCAAAAGATGAGTCGTTGTAATCAAGCATTAAATTTTTACTAACAGTTATTCCATTGATTGTTGGGTTAGGTACGTTAGCAATGGTAGGAACAGCCCACCCAGTAAACGCTTTTAAAAACTCTCTTAATCCGTCAACCGTGCCTTTTGACCTGTACAGCTGACCCACATCACGGGCCAAAATACGAGCGTGTTGATATCCTATTTCTGGTTCGTATTGAAGGCCAAACTGTTGTAGTAAAGAAGGCAAAAGTAACCCATTTAATTTAGAGGTGTCATGCCTGTTAATTAATAAATTAGTTAATGTGTGGTATTTATTTAACTCAAACCCAAAAATAGACAAGAAATTGTAAAGAGTCTGGTTACTAGACTCGCCAGCCACTTCATTTAAATTAGAAATCTTATAAATTTCTGGCAAAAAGTTGTACAGGTTGTCGGCATAGCCGTAGTCTTCAACAGAAAGGCCAATAGCGTTTCCTACGCGAATCCATTTATAGTTAATTCGTTCAAAAACAAATAAAGAATAGTAATAAAAAGCATTTTTAGCAAGGTTTTGGTCAATAAAGCTTGTAGGGTCATTTTCTTTGTAGGCTTCAAACATACTATTATTTTTAAGATCTAGTTCTGTGCCGTCTACCTCACTTACAGGAAATCCGTAAGAGTTGCGCACTAATTTTATCTTTGACCAGTTACCTGCAGGGCTATTCCAGTTGAGTGTAATTGCTCCATATTGCGTAGTCTGTAGGCCAACAGCCCCTGAAGTAGCGGTAAAGTTATTTGCGGCATACGCAACGGCGGTCTCAGTACCATACGTAGATAGGCCGTAATAATTTATACCGTACCGAGCCATTAGTTATTAATTCCCCCATTGAACGTCAAAGATAAAGTTCCAAGCTTTGGGATCTCATTAGGTGCGCAAACTACTGAGGCGGTAACTAGTTTAGTAACGGCGCCTGAAGCGGCTACGCTACTAACTACTGCGGAGATTAGATCGTAGGTAAACGTTGTAGACGTTACCGACTTAACAACAAACGTGCCATTAAACGTGCTGTCAACGCCAGTAACCTTTACGGTACTTCCTTGAGTTAAGGCGTGTGTAGCACTAGTAGTTAGCGTAGCCACGGTACCAGACGCTGCTTTATTAGAGATGGTGTATGTTAAGTCGGCGTCGTTTCTTACAAGTTTTTCAACTTGTATAAAAGCTACTCCTTCAATAGATGTTGCAGCGCTTATAACGTCAGTTAACGTAATTGTGTCGCGGAAGCCTACGTTATCAAAAGCTAATAGCTCAGTTAAAACCGCAGTTACCGCAGTATCTAGTAATGTTCTTCTGTATTGCGGAAGTACTGTAATTGTTGCGGTTATGTTAGTAGCTACGTAAGTTGGCGGCTGAAAAGTTATTGTTGTGTTTGCTGGCACTTTTCCAGTTAAAAATGAAGTAAGCGTAGTTTTAAAGTTATTAAACACGGTAGATGGGGTAACGCCGTCAACTTCTACTCCCAAGTCTCCTGCAGAAGGGGCATAATAAATAGTTACACTTGTGTATACATCAGCAACAGCGTTTGCTTTAGCAACGCCCGCAGCTGTAGCTAACGCTGAATAGTCAGCTAAAGAGACCGCTCTGTTTAAAGCTTTTAAACTTAATGGAGCGTTAACTCTAATTGAATCTGTTGTTTCTTCCTCTGAACCCCCGCTTGCTGCGGTTAAGTTGTTAACTCTTAAACCAGCATAGGTGTTGTTAAGAATAGAAGTAATTGCCCCAACAGCTACGTTTCCAGCAACGCCGCCGCCAACACGGTAAGTTGCATAGATTAACGCGCCTGGGTCTGGAACAATTCCGCTAATGTTATCGCCAAACAGAATAAAAGAAGATCCAGATGCGTTTGTATATACAGAAAATACAGGGTCATAATTATTGTAATCAATTAAATAAGGAACTTCGCTAAAGTTTTTACTGCCAACTACCACAGAAATTGATCCCGCAATTAAAGGAGCTGTTTGAAGTTTCCAGACTTGATTAATAGTTCCAGTAGAGGTTCCAACCTCTTCAGAGGTCACTGTATACCCTTGAGTAGCAGTTACTGTAATGCTCCCATCAACTGCTCCAACCTTTGCAGGAACAACCACTTGACTGTTGGTTTCAAAGATAATTTGAGTCAACGACCCATTTGAGGACGGGGTTGTAGCAACTTGAGTTTTTGCGGGTACAGTTATGGTACTAGCAGATGAGTTGTAAAAAGTTAAAGTAACTGTAGCTGCGGTCGCTGCAGTTGGGTTGTATCCTAAAAGACGAGAGATCTGAAGGACGCTATCACGCTGGCTGGCTGTCCCAATAAACGCTTCGTTTGCAGATCGGTCAATATAATAGTTAAGAATGTCGCCCATATACGAAAACAATTCAATTAAAGCCATGCCAAAGTCTGCAGGGTCTCTGTTAGTCCATGAAGGGACAAAAGCAGGAATAAGATCTATTAGATCTTCTTTAATAGACGTGTAATCTTTAGAAGTGTAATCTATTTGCGGTACGTAGTTAATATCAGTCATTTCTTACCTCCAACAGCACATCGCCAGCCCTACTTAGGATAGCAGTTTTTATCGTTACACTCTGCCCATTGTCAGCATCACGAAGTTTATAATTAACTTCCAACACTAATCTAGCCTCAATCGGATCTATGTATCCGCTTACAGATATTAAAGTTAGCGGCGAAAGCCAGCGGCTAAACGCCAAAGAAATTGATTGTTGGATCACAGTCATAGCGTCATTTATGTTTTGGAAGAGGGACAGGCCAACGTTGCCTCCAAAAGTTGGGTTCATAACTCGCTCGTTTAAGTTAGTCATTACAACAATAAGCACACGATCTTGCCAAATCTTGGCTTCAGTTGTTGCGTAATTAATTCCGCCAACCTCATTAATTGAAAATGGAAGCGCTATCGCTTTACTAGTCATTTAAAACTCCCATCCATACTGGAAAATTAGCATCTCCTGCAACAAACATAACCCACACAGGTTGGTTGATTTTTGGAACTATTCTGTGGGGGGCGTGCTCTGCCGTGGTATTTGTTTCTTGAGGGTCGTTCCAACGCTCATCAATATCCGCAGCTGTTTTTTTAGGGTGTTTAAGGGTTGTTGCTCCTGCTTTTGCTACCACCGTCAACGCTGGAATAGTCTCGGTATCGCCTCCAGAGTCAGTTACAGAGATAGAGGTGGTAGTTAAGAGTGCAGCAATTTGAGCAGCGGTGTGTTCTTGATGGTCAGGGTGGTTTGCGTTAGAGGTTACAGGAGAGCATGGCAAAGCCCAGGTGGTAACCGCGGCTTCTCCAAATATTTGAGGAACCCTAAGTGTTATACGGTTTCTGTTATCTGGGTCAAGATTGTCTACGCAAAACCCTAAATATAGTCCATAGTGTTTTTCCATTAGCCCTCCATTCTTTTTATAGCTAATCTGTTTACAATAACCACAGGTTTTTTAACTACAGGTATTAATATATCTAATGATTTTGTAAGGGTAGCCCAAGTGCTAGGGGCACCTGCTCTGGCATTATTATTTACGTTAGCTCTGTTTTCTATAGTTCCAAAACTACCTTTATTTGTAGCAGCCCCTACTTTTATTTTTGTATTTAACGCTGTTACAGGTTTAACTTTTGTTTGCTTTACATTTGGTATTACAGTTCTTTTTGGATACTTTGAGGGAGAAATTACAGTTTTGCTATCTGTCCATACGTCAGATGAGCCTAAAGAGTCTGCTCCAAGGTGGAGAACCGTTGTATATTGAAAAACATTTCTATTTTTTTCAATAATTTTATGCTCTGTTTCTAACACTATCCAGTAGCCAGAATAAGGGGCGCCAACGCCTTCTACATATATTGGCATATCTGGCCGAAGTTCGGGAGAACCAATTACCTCTGCGGTTGCTCTATATGGAAAATGAGCTCTATTTTCGGCAGCTTCAGCTTCATATTTAGCTACCTCTGGAGTTTGAGCAACAATGTCTGTAGCAAACAAGTCAAAGAATTCTATTTGTTTTTTAGTTCTAGTTGTTTTATTTCTAACTTGCTGGGCTACAGACATCGGAACTTGGCCTAAAACATCAACGCCAGATACTGCAATGGCTGCTTTTGTGCCTTCCGCGTATGGCATGGACTCACTTATTGTTGGAGTAAACGAATACAGGCTAGACCCGTCTGGGTGTGACGCTGATCGTAGTACAAATTTAGGTGCTTCTGTTCTGTATTTAGTATAGTCTTCAAGAATTGGTTGAAAATACAATTCTGTGTTTTCTGTTCTTAAAGAGTATCCGCATTGTTTTGCAAGATTTACCATAAATTCCCAGTCGGATAACCCTGCTTGAGAAACTTGAGGAAACACGCGAGGGTAAGCAACCGCATAACAGGCCATATTATAAGAGGCCGCTATCTCTTTAATTATCTGATCGGCTGTTGTTTCTTTGTATACTCGTTGCCGTCTTTGTTTCATTGGAAACGATCCACCAACAATAGTAACTTCTGTAAAGTTTTTGCCTGGGGTTCTATCAACGCTTAAATGGTGCACATAGCCATAAAAGTTTCTTTTACCTACCCCAGTGCTTGAAATTACCATTCTTACAGGCGACCCAGGAGATATTGAATCGTACTCAGCCCCCCAATCTTTAAACTCAATTACCGCAGTTTCGTGGTGGTACCGTTTTTGGGTGATAGTCGCTCTGTAAATCGTTTTTGGGGACACTTTAGCGTCTGGAAACTCAATAGATATAAATTTAAACATTAGGTATCCGTAGTACAGTACCTGGCGTTATATTATTAATATCTTCAATATATGGGTTGTATTCTGGAATTATCCACCAGTACTCAGGCCGCTTATAATACTTATAAGAGATTTGGTCTAGGCGTTCCCCTTGCACATAAACGTGTTCCCAAAAGTTAACTAAACCTAAGTTAGAAAAAGAGTACAGAACAAGTGGTTTTTCTATGTAAGGAGCTTTGGTTGCCACATAATCAATTGTTGAATATTCATAGCGAGAGCCTTTATAAATAGACATGAGTTACGATGCCTCATTTCCTGAGCCAGAGAAGCATTCAATACTTAATGAAACTGTTGTTCTGATCGGGATCATGTTTTCAGTAAAATCTGTATGGTTGATGCCAATATTTGTAACCCAACCAACATAGTTTAAACTATCGAGAGTTGGTCCAAGTTGAATACCCATTAGGGTTGGCATGAGGAAACCAATGTTTGCAGTTTTCTTACCTAAAAGGTTTTTCCACGCGTAGCCGCCGTTAATTGCTTTAAACAAATACTCTAAATCAGCCATTGTGCCTTGATTCATTAAATCAGATATTTTTTCTTCAATAGTTTTTTCATTTGACTGCACAGGGTAACTATTACCAGTGTAATACGAAGAAAACCCAGTATAGTTGTTACTAAGAAGCCCTTGAACAGGTGTAAAAGACGCTGGATCATCAGGATTTATATTTTTTACAACAGAGTTTGCTCCTGAGCTTGCCTTGATACAAGCAAAGTCGTTTACTCTATCTAACATTATGTTTAAAGATACAGTCTCTTGGCCAGGAAATGCGCCAGCAACAACTTTTAATGTGTCAGCTTGGTTTGGTGTAATTTCCATGTTTCGTACAACGCTTGTGCTAATAGTCGTAGGGTTCCAAAGAAATTGAAAAGCATAGTCGTTGTCTACTTGAGTATTTGGAGTATCGGAAGAGCCCTCTACAGCTGTTCCGCCTGTTAATTTTCTAATACCTTCTGCAGTTAACTCAGCGGTGTCGCGCACACCCGCCCAAAACCAGATACGTCCACGACGAAGGCCATGAAAAGAATCATATTCGTTAGCTCCTACAAATTCTGGATCCATAGTTGTAGGCCTTACAGGCAAACTCCATTTATGTGGTGGCAAGTTCCATTTGTAATTGGCTGTAGGCTGTGAGACTCCAATATATTTTGTTACAGGCCCTGAAGCTGTGTTTACTTCCTTGGCTGCTGCTTCTAAAAGCTTTGCATAAGTCTCTACGTAAATGTCATATTGGCGGTCATTTAACGGCGTGTCAATTAAAGCACCTTTAGGAAGGCCTAAAGCAATACGTCTAGCTTCGTTTTGCAAAGTTACATTAACTGTTGCGGCCGCTGTTGTTCCTACGTACGAACTTTCGTCGTGGATCATATTTGCTAAATACATTATTTACCACTCACCCCTTCTCCTGTTTTAAGCTTTTCAAACCAGCCCTTAAACGTGCTTTCAAGAGTTTTAGGATCCCCGCCTAGAACGTTCATATTAAATGTAACTCCGCCGTAGTTGTTGGTTATTGCGCTACCAAGCGTTGCAGCAAGGCCTGCTCCAGCAGCGCCGCCTCCAACAAGGCCTGCAAGGCTAATATTTCCAATTTCGCCAGTTTTTAAATATTGTTTATAAGCGTCACCAAAGTCTTTACCTAAATATTTGTTAACTGCTGCAATACCCTTTTCATCCAAAACTGCGCTATCTGTAGATGCAGAACTACTAGTAGTTGTAACATTGCTCCCAGAGTTACCGCTGGCATATTTTCCATAAAGATTTGCTCGTTTAACGGCATGAGCCCAGCTTTGATCTCTAGGACGTTCAAAAACTGTCATAAACGAGTAAGCAGCGTCAACTCTAGAGGTATCTGGGTCTTTAAGTAGCCTCATCATGCTTGGGTAACTTTGCATTTCTTTTAATAAAAATAGTTTTTGTGCTTCTAGCTCGTTAGGGTCAAGGTTTTTTGTTTTAGCAAACTTTTTAAGATTGTCCCAACGGCTATGACGCCATTGAGCAATACCGTGAGCGGTGCCGCTGTCCCCAAGGGCTGTAGGGCGTAGACCAGACTCCGCTATAAGGTTGCCTATAACGCCTTCAGCGCCGCCTTTACTTAAACCACCTGTATTAACAAGGTAGTCATACAATAATTTAGCGGTGTCAGCGCCACCAGCTTTAACTCCTCCGCCGTTGTAGCGATTAACGCCTGGGGGCAGATCATGATTAGGAATAATTGTTCCATCAACTTTAGGAACAAAAAGCTCAGGGCCTTTTTCACCAACAATATACGGTTGTTTATCGTTTACTGGCCCACCTGTTGCTTTGCCCTGAAGACCGAGAATTCCCATTAAGAACTTCATAAGGCTTGAACCAGCACCGCCAGCAGCGCCGCCAAGTGTTTGCATGATTGCAGCAATTCCGTTAAGCACCTTTAACGGTCCAGCTCCAGGCCCAGCCGCAGCATCTGTTGCGTTTAGAGTGCCTGTTACAAAATTAAGCCCCGTTTGTGTGACGTTGTACGCGCCAGCTCCAAAATTAGACACTAAACCAAGCTGTTGTGTGCCAAGCGCCTGTTTCATTGCAAAAGTGTTAACTGCGTCGGTGGTCATACCAAACTTAGTTACATCCTCTTTAGTAATGGCGCCGCCACCGCTTTTGGCTTTATAAATAAGACCATTTTTAATAGTCATATAAATTAAAGGGTCGTCTCCAAACATATTCTGAACCAGCTGGTCCATGGAGTTTCCTTGTTGAAAACCTATTTGTATTTCACGCTCAGATGGTGTTTTTCCTGAGCCGTACGCGCCAGAGTAATCACGGCAAATCTTTTTCCAAAGATCATTAATAATCTCTTCTGGGCCCTTCATGTTTCCATTAGAGTCGCGGATCTCTATGCCAACACCTTTAAGCATATTTACATTGCGGCCTTTTTGCATTCCGCCAGCTGCACGGGTCATGCCTTCAAGGCCAATACCTGGAGTTAAATTAGAGGTGTTTGCTATTTGTGCTGCAATACTGCCTTCAAACTTAGAAGGGTTGTTTGCGTTTTGCAAGTAATTAGTACCTGTCAAACCGTAGCTTTGAGCAGCAGTCATCGCATTAAACGCATCCATACTGCTGTTAGCTTGGCCCATTTTTGCCATTTGTGTAGTACTACGGCGGGCGTATTCGTAACGAGAAGCTTTAGGGTCTAGGCTTGAGCCAGTTAAATAATCACGGGTTGATAAGCCTGGGTCAAGCGGCATGTTAGCTGCGGTACGCTGCATTAATAGCTGCGCTTGAACCATGTCAGATGTGGCTTGAGCCGCCCCTAGTGCGGTTCCCATGCCATATAGTGCGGAGC